AAGTTTGCTAAAGTTCCTGCATCTAACAATTGTCTTAATGCTGCTGTTGCAGTTCTAGTTAAACCACCAATCATGTGTATCAAACCAAAACCATAAAAACCTGTACCTGGTAAAAATTTATATTGTACAAAGTATTTTATTTTATTCATTAGTTTATCATCAGGAGTGTAATTTCTTCTGATAGATAAAATTTTATTATTAGATTCTGCAATCGTTACAATGTATGGAAGTTTAATTCCTGAAGGCTCTCCATCTGGACCCATATCTTCAAAACCTTCTAAATCTAAATCAACATGCATTTCTAAAAGTGTGTATTGGTCTTCTTGACTACCTTTAGTTATACCTTCTAGTTGTCTTTCTTTTTCTTCTAATTCATTTGATGTAACAGGCGGTTCTCCTAACTCTATGTCTCTATAAAAACCTGACACTTGTTGTTTTCTTAATTCGTTTTCTGACATCTTGATTACATGTACAATTGCTTCTGCATCTTCTAGTGAGTTTGCAGAATAAGGTACAATCAAATCATCAGCCGGTACGAATTTAGAAACGGCTCTACCTAAAAGATCATCGTAGTAGACTTTCTTAAAGGTAGATCCGGATAGAGGGAGGTAGAAAAGCATTTGATCAAACTCTGGTTCATACTCTTGCATCTGATCCATAATTTGATAATTCATAAAATCTTTTACTCTGTGAGCTTGGTCTTGTAATTCTTTGTAAGCTTGCGCTTGAAATTGTGTAACTGCTTCAGCAAGTACAGGGTGGTTAACACCTGATGCACCTCTAAAAGGTTCTGTTCGTCTTTCGTATTTAAATCCTAAAAGTTCTAAACCTTCTCTGTAAGACTGTTCCCAGTCTCCACGCGATTCTTTGTATTCTGTGTATTTGTCAAATAGACTTGTACCTAGTTCATCTAGATCTTGATCATCTATAACTTCTGCTAGGTTTTGAAAATGAGTATCTGATGATAAATTTTCTTTTCTAGGATCAAAAGATACTTCTGCTCCGCCTTCTTCGTCCATTGTTACTTCAACGTCTTCGTTTTTTACGTTTTCTTCAATAGGAGTTTCTACTT